TATACTGACTGCCTTCTACTTGAACCGAATCTTCTTCTGGTCCTGGTACAAAAAATATTGTATCATAATCCGATTCAGCTACTTCTTTGAGAAATTCTAGCATTATAGTCCTTAATATGTGATTTTCTTACCCGTACCATAATCCATACGTTGTAATATTCATCACCTTCCATTACATTACGATTAAATTGTTCCTTTGCTTCCAAATAAGAACATTCACCTTTAGATTTACAAAGATGTAAAATCTCACGGATGAAATTATCTTCACCCATTTCTTTAACATCTTTCTTCAATTCTTCATTAGAACCATAATAAGTTTTCCAATCACTTGGAACTTTATAACGTTTCTTTTTACCTTTGACTTGTTTGGTTTTGGCAGAATGAAATAATTTCTTGCCTACGTATTTTCTTTTATTCGTCAGATTTGTAATCACATAGACGAACCCTATGTTATCACCAACCAAGTCTTCCGTAAATTCTTTATCTTGAAATATCCAGTTCAGTCCCATTCTTCTTCATCATTAGAGTCATCATCTTCTATATATTCTTCAGATAAATCGTCTATTGATTCGCCGCAGAATGGGCAGTGTTCTGGATATTCTTCCGATACAAATTCTTGCATATATTCTATTTGAAATGTGGACTCGCAATTTCCACAATCTCCCGATACTGTCTTAGGCGTCATATTCTTCCTTATTATTTTTAATTAGCCCAAACGTCACTCCAATCACCTGATTGAGCACCTTTTGCATAATCGGTTGCTCTGTTTTCAAAGAAATTAGTATGTGTAGGTGCATTGATCATTTCCTCAACCCACGGTAGAGGATTACGTTTAACTTTGAAAATGCCTTTCATTCCTAGGCTAATCAATCGTCTATCTGCTATATATCTAATATACTTTTTCAACTCATCAATTGTTAGACCTTCCATTTCAGTCAAACCAAAAGCCAGATCAATAAATCTATCTTCAAGTTCAACCATTTTTTCTGCAATGGTGTAGATATTTGATTTCAATTCATCATTCCAGATTTCTCTGTTTTCATTGATATATGTTCTGAACAATTTAATCATATTCTCGGCGTGCATTGTTTCATCAACAATTGACCAAGTAACAATCTGACCCATGCCTATCATTTTACCATGTCGAGGGAAGTTTAACAACATAACAAAGGAACTAAACAATTGCATACCTTCAGTGAAGGCTGAGAATACAGCAATATGTAATGCTGTGTTTTCTTTGGTACCATTCTTATCGGAAATGGCCAGGACATAATCGTGTTTATCTTTCATCTCCTGATATGCTAGGAACTCATTATAAGTGGTGTCAGGCAGGCCAAGTGTCTCAATGAGGTGTGAGTAAGCAGCAACGTGTAACGCCTCTCTGGCGGCGAATCCTAGAAGCATCATACGAACTTCTGGTTGTGAAAAATAAGGAAGATAATTTTTTACATATCCACCAGCCACATCAATATCACCTTGAGTAAAGAAACGGAAGATGTGTGTCAGGAATTGTTTTTCTTCCTTGGTAAGTTTCTTTTTCCAGTCTTTTACGTCCTCATTCATTGGTACTTCTGTGTGAAGCCAGTGAGATTGTTCATGCTTCAACCATGCGTCATAAGCCCACGGATAACTAAACGGTTTAAAACTATCCCGTGTATCTGTTAATTTACTATCAATCTTCTTAATCATTTAACCCTCGCAAGCAATACAATCATTGCCTTGTGCTAATTGTGTCATATCAAGTTCTTTAATAACTTGACGTTCAATTTTCTTTGATACTTTATCTGCTTTACCAATCTTTTCAGAACGTAAGTAATATAAAGTTTTCAATCCTTTTTTCCATGCCATAAAATGAATAGCATGAAGATATTTAATGTGTGCATCAGGTCTAAAGAATAAGTTCAATGATTGTGCTTGGTCAATATAAGCTTGGCGGTCAGCTGCCAAATCAATTACCCAACGCTGATCAATTTCCATAGATGTTTTGAATATATCTTTTTCTGCTTCATCTAGAATATCAAGATGTTGGCATGAACCATCATTAGCAATAATACTAGACCAAATATCGGCATATTCTTCCTCACCTTTTGGTGTCAATGGTGCACCATTTGGTGAAAGATGTTTCATAATAACTTGATCCAACCACTTATTCTTATTCAAGAACGAACCACTAAGAGTATCTTGACGATAAGCATTGGCACGGTAAGGTTCAATAGAAGGAGAAGTATTCCCCATGATAATGGAAGAAGAAGCATTGGGAGCAATAGCCATGACATGACTAAACCTGCGACCAGTACCAACTGCATCAGGAGCCTCACCCCTTTCGGTACCCAACTGAAGATTTGCTTCATCTAATCCTCGTCTGATTGATTTAAAAATTCTGTTATTCGCAACTTTCGCCATAACACCCTCAAAAGCAATATGATTCCTTTGGAGATAAGCATGGAAACCAAGAGCGCCAATACCAATGGACCGTTCTCGTTGTGCTGAATACTTTGCTCTAGCGATGGTGTCAGGTGCATTATCAATAAAGTAATTAAGTACGTTATCCAACATCTCAGCAACGTCTTTAAGAAAAAGTCCATTATCTTTCCACTCATCGTATGTTTCTAGGTTTAAAGAAGATAAACAACATACTGCTGTTCTCTGTTCATTTGTTGGTAAAATAATTTCAGAACAAAGATTTGATTGATGTACTTTCAAACCTTTATCTTTTAACCATTGTGGCAATTCACGATTACTTGTATCAATAAAGTGAATGTATGGTTCGCCTGTGTGCATACGGAGTTCTAGAATCATCTGCCATAACATCTTAGCAGATACTACTTCCCTAGCTTCACCTGAATGTGGGTCTTTTAATGTCCAAGAATCATCCGCTTCCGGATCCAACATACACTTCTCAATGATTGTCATAAATTCATCATCAATGTTAATACCATGGTGAAGATTCAAACAACGTTGATTTGGATCACCAGTCGGCTTACGCATTTCTAGAAAAGCAATAATATCAGGATGAGATATATCGAGGTAAGCGGCATAAGAGCCACGGCGAGTACGACCTTGGCGATAAGCCAAAGAACTTGCATCATACATTTTAAGGTGCGGTAATACACCGGTAGACTTGTCATCAGCGGCTCGAATACCAAAGCCAACACCAACACCGCCTCCAAGCATAGAGAGCCAATTTGTTTCAGAGAGATTTTCAACTAAACCCTCCGCAGTATCTTCAATATAATTAAGGAAGCATGATATAGGCATGCCACGCTTACTACGACCAAAAGAGAGAATGGGAGTAGAATAACTGAGCCAATGCTTACTGCTGTATTCATATAATCTTTGCGCATGTTCTTTGTTTGTTCCGAATTGTTTTGATACAAATGCAAATCTGTGTTGCGGTGAGGTTTCATCTTCTTTCATATACGATTCTTGTAATCGTTTAATTCCAAGATCATCGAATAACTTATCTCTTTCCAAATCAATGTTAATGCCTAGATATTCCATATAGTTGCCTTAAAATGTTATTGTTATTATTATTTTGATACAAATTCTTTAATCATTGGGAAAACGGGTTCAATCGCATTAGCACAGGCAAGAGCAATTTCACGATGTTCTTTTTGTGTTTCTACACCACTTCTTAGCTGTATATAGTGTACCCAAGAACGCAAAGTTCCATTCATATAAAGCCTTGAAACTGTGATGCCTTCTGGTAATACAGCACGAGCCTGTTCTTTAGCAATACCTTTTTCAATAGCCCAACGATATGCTTTTTGTGCAGCCAATAAAACATAATCTTGTTGTGTTTCCCAATTCATCTGTAAACCTAAATCATCAACTTCAATACTATTCTGACGATTCTTGGTATCTTGTAATCGTGCTTCTTTGAACTCCCAACCTAAATCAGCTTCAGCATATCTTTGACTAAATTCCTGGAAAGAAAAGGAACGATGTCGCAAGATTTGTCTAGCAATATCTCGTGTAGTTTCAATCTCTAAACAAACATTCACCATTTCAAGTGGTGACCAATGTTGGTGTTTAATGAGATAGCGAACTAATTTTTCTGCACTTTCGTTATTATTTTGATTTGCTGGGTTTGATACTCTAGCGGCATATGCAACCTGCTCTAATAGATTCTTGCCGTCTGCACCTTGTGTTGATGATACTAATTTTACATTCATGTTATACTTTCTTCCAATTCACAAATTCCATTTTTGCTCTAAGATTCACAAAGGTATTTTTACTTATAATATCTTCGATTTCATCCTGTGAGAAATTATCAATTAACACCATATCATTAATATCTTTTTCTTCGACCATTTCTGGCCAGATGACCACATTAAAATGATTATCAATAGCGTGTTCCAACTTCGCCACAATTTCTTTGTTACGAGGCTCGTTATCAAACACCAAAACCACCTTGGACTTGTCCAGTACATCGGTAATTGATTCTAGGTTAGAGTCTGCTGTCGCCACCGAGTTCTCTAAGAACATGGAGTCAATAGGACCTTCCACTACATATACTAACTCATCCTCGTCTATCCTGTCAAGACCAAAGACCTTTTTATTATCATCATGTAGTTTTAATGTGATATACCGGAGTTTCGATTCACCCAATGACCTACCTTGTATGGCCACGAGATTTTTTTCTCTATCGTAGAATGGTATGACTAACCGTTTGTCATCTTTGTGAAGGCCTTCTTTTTCAATCCCCAAACTTTGTACAAAGGTTGCGAAATCTTCCGCATAGTATAGTTGCGAATAAAAGGCCTCCGGTATCCGTCTTTGCTGAACATAGACTTTAGCAAAATGCGCCTCTGGTAAAGAGTCGAGTGTTGGAAGTTCAAGTGCCTTTTTAAACGTTGGTTTTTCCGTTTTAAATTCTTCAAACTCCGGCTTTGGGTAGTTATGTGTACCGGTTTCACCATTTTTATATCTCTCTAGTTGATATTCTTGCAATAAATTAGGATCTACTTGTTTCAAGAAATTATAGAAAGTTGTGGACACACCACAATTGTGGCACATATAAAAGTAATCATTCTTCTTACGGAAGATGTAACCTCGGGACTTCGTTTTATTTTTCTGTGAGTCGCCACAGAGCGGACATCTGAAATTATAGAGATCGTCTTTTTTACGAGCAAATCTCTGTAATTTGGGTGAAACTTGTAACAGGAAGGTCCTGTCAATAAAGACACTCATAATATATCATTTCAAAAAGTGGTAATTACTACTTAGCTATATGTAGTAGTGTATCAAAATTAACGTGTGAAAGCAAGTAGGAAAGAACAAGTATACCGCCGGCAAGCATCCACTTCCACTCTAGAAGCTTATCCAATGATTCTTTTTCTTTTTTATTATGTTCGGTCATATCTTTTCTTAAAGATTTGAATTCTTCCATAATCTTTTCATTGGAATCTTGCATCTTGTCCAATACGGTATCAATCCTTTCATGGATTTCTTTAATATCTTTTTCAGTTTCTAATCTGCGCTGATCCATGTCGGCGTATACCTTTGCTATATGTCTGTCGTGCTGATCCACGAGTTTTTCTATAACTTGATCCATTTTATTACATAAAGCAGATAAAGTCAATACTTGAGTTTTTAAAATACCAACATCAATTTGGACGTCTACCATGTCTTTGCCTTGTTCCATCTTTATGATCCTAAAATATTCAGCGCTTTTCTATAATTCTCTTCTCTCTCCGGCAAACCATTATATCCGCCATTAATCACTTTAGTCATACCTTTAATATCACCAACATCTGCATATGAGTTGAGTTTATTGTTCTTCCAGAATAAACAAGCCGCTTCAGCTGCACCTTGTTTGGTTTCTAGATACCTGGGTACTTCATCTAAGGTCATTCCAACGGTATCTGCAAACTTTTGATAGTTATACTTACCTGTTAATTGAATGAGGCCTCTACCTCTATATTTCCATCCATCTCCACTAAATTCATCACCATTACCTAAACGATTTGCGTAAACATAATTTGCAATCATTTCTGGTTGTCTAGTATATTTATTAGCCTGCTCTTTAGTTGTAAATCTTTTTGGCCAAGTTGAAACTAGGCCGGTAATACCATAATTCAAATTTTCGATTAGTTTCTCGAAATGTCCAGATTCATGTGAACATTGAGCAATAAATGAAGCTATCCTCTGTGGAGAGTCTATATCATATTTAGGCAATAAATCATTTAAAACTTGACACCAATCAGTAGAAATACCTAGCTTTTGCAATTGTTCTGGTGTAATCATATTTAATTCTTAGGTGATGGAGTTTCTTCGCCATTTGGATCTTTAATTGCTTTACCAATCAAAGCATTGGCAACCCAAGCAGTCATATATCCAACAAAGTACCATTCGGTCAATCTATTATTCAATATCAAATACATGAATCCCCATGTACTTAATATCCATGCACCAAATCTACTTACTTTGCGTTCGTTTAATCTACCATTTACTGTAATTAGATCCACAAAAGATATCGTATTGTGTGGATCCTTATTAAGTTTATACAACCACTTCAATACGGAATATATGATTATGAATAATAGAAATAGTAGTAATGCTGTCATAAAATCATCCATTGTAAAATTACTATCTATCAAATGTGTAATTAAAGGAAAATTCATTTAATTCACCGATTCTGAAATCTTTTTATTCTTATAGTACCACTCTTGCCAACCTTTTACTTGTTCAACGAGTTTGTAGTAGGTTGCGTTGTTGTCGTTGACTGTGTTGAGGAGCTCAGCGATTTTAATTTCGGAGGTTCCTTTAATAGTGTTGATGGCGGTGTCGGGAAGTTCGTTTTGAGTGGAACTGTTGAACAGGCTGACAGAAGCATTAGACAACTTACACTCATCAGTAGCATATTTGTTAATCGCATTTTTAAGTTCATTTTGTTTATCCTTAATAATCTTTTCTTTTTCAAGAATCTTTTCAACCAATACTGTATTGACTTTTTCCGATTGCACTTCGGCTTTGGCTAGTTTAACAGTTAGTTCATCTACTTTTGCTTGCCAAAGGTCATTACTACCAATAGCACCTTCAAGATAAACAGCAAACACCATAACAATGATTGCAACAACCTTAATAGGCGTTAGATATTTTGAAATGAAAGGAACAAAACTAAAGAATTCGGCTGCAACTAGTGATAATACACTAATTATAAGAATCAGGTGTATTGAGAAATTTGGTATGAGATTTAACAACCAAAGTAAACTCATAGTTGTGGTGGTTTTCTTTTGAATGTTGGTGCCATAACTGGATTTCTCTTTTTGGATACACCAGGTTCGCCACCTTTGCCACCAGTACCTGCGATAGCACCACTGCCTACGTTATTTGTTGGTGCACCTACGGCAGCGGCACCCATGCCATCTTCTTTAACTGGTACACAATTAGGAACTTGGCGACCACCTTTATTTTTCATACCAACTGCAGTATATCCAGTCCAACAAGCATCTTTTAATTTACCTGTAGGTTTTTTAACTTCATTGAGATATTCTTTAAATGTTTTCATTAGCAATTCCACTTTCTTAGGGCTAGTGCTTTACGAGTTGGTTCACCATTTGGTTTCTTCATTGGGCCTTCCATGCCACCCATACGAGCACAAAATGATTTTCTACGTTTAGCGGATTTAGAATCTGGATCTAATTTTGAAGGTGGTGTTGTTACCGCCATAGATAATTTAGAACCTGGATTTTCTCTACGATATGAAGCAATACCCTTACGGTTTAATCCACCTTTAGGATCCTTACCTGCTTTTCTTTGCCAAGCAGCAGATTCATTTAATTCTTTAATCCAATCATCTGGAGTTTTACCGTGTTTGGCCACAAAATCATTGTGTAAATCTTTACCGGTAGTATTACCTTTTTTAGATATGTCCATCATCAGATTATGAATAGTTTCATAACTGTGGTCATCCAATTTCTTTAGGCCTTTTTCTAAAGCTGTAACACAACAGCAATTTTCTTCTAAGTATTGTTTAAATGATTTCATATTTGTCTTAGTATCTCTGCGATAGTTAAATCCACTGGTATTTCCGATGTTCTTATTGTTTTACCATTTATTCCCCTAATTACTTCTGGTAGAGTATTTAAATACAATAAGAAAGTTTTCAAGATATCATAATCTCGTTCATCTATTCTATAGAATAATATTCTGGCTGATACCTCAGGACCAAAAACATTATTCAATAGAATGATGTGGTTAATAATTAATCGTTCTTTGAGAGTCTTGGTAACTTTATATCTACGAAACAATCTCTTTAGATACTTAGTTCTTTTAATGTCACCTTCGAACTCCGACATAATACAATTTGGTGCTGAATAACACTTCATTGCATACATCATAAAATTTTCTTCATTCAATTCATCAAACATATTATATAATTATTCTTTTAGTAAATCATTCAAACCATTTTCATCTGTAATAGTAGCAAATGTTTCATATTGATTAGATTCATTTAAAACATATTCATAATAGAAATAATATTCAGATTCGTTGAATGTTAATGGAATTACTTCCACTCCTTCTTGTACACCAGAAAAAACAACCTTTGGTAAATCAATACCAAAGGCCGTTAATGTTTTTGATGCTTGTATCCAACCAGTATAGGGATTTACTGAAGATTCACTTAAACAAATATCCAATAATTCGTTTATTTGTTCATATGTATCATTTATATCCTCGGAAATGGAGACAACGTTTAAATTATCTCCAATATCCTCAGATATAAAATGACGAAAGCCAATCATTAGATTCCGCCGTAGATTGCGTTAGCACTCGTATTAGCAGAACTTGTGTTAGAAGCAGTAGGATTGGCCAGACATACTAGTGTTTCTTTTAGGAAACGAATTGTACCATCGTTATTAATCTTACGAGTAATACGATTCCAACCTTGATTTACAGAACCAAGTTTAGTATTAGCAACGTTTGAACCACCACGACCGTTAGTACCAGAAGTATTCGCCATACGGGTTGCTGTAACCAAGATTGTATCATTGGCAGCATTAGCATCCAAATCGGTGCCTCTGTTAATACCTGTTGCAAAGTAAACTGTCTTACCTGCACCATATACACCAGAAACGTTGTTGGTCAAAGTAATTGTGTTACCTGAAACTGCAGCAACCGTATTATTTGAACGCCAAATTCCAATATCATTTTGATCAAAGAATGATCCATCTTTAGCTACTCTTGAAATAGCATTATTAGCATCTTCACCGCCATAAACATACATTTTCGAAAAAATTGTGTTAGGAACAGTTGTTGTGAACCAAATTGTGTTTCCAGACAAGACTGCGTTTGATGTGACTAAACTTCCGGTGATGCGTACTTCACGCAACTGCGAAAAGTGTGGCTCGTTGTTGGCCGCATCTGTGTTTCCCCATAATGGCATTTTTTTCTCCTTTTAACCTCGGGTTATCTTACTATTTATCTTTTCTATAACTTGCTATTGTTGTGAAGCTTTCTTACCTGTTGGTCCAAAAGTATCAGGACCAGGTCTATTCTTCATCAACGGATCAATCTCTACTGTATCTCTTTTCTCACCGGTCAAAGTGGTGCCACCAGACATAACGATACGAGCATCAGGCTTCTTTTCACCTAAGTTCTTTTCTTCATCTGGTTCCATAATCTTTGGTTTTTTACCATAAGTCTGAACAGATTTATCTTCTTTCTCATGGTCATACAGTTCTTCTTTAACTACACCTTTTCTCTTATAAAGAGATTTGATGATACGAGCAGACTTAGACATTTCTTTTTGTCTTGTTGAAGTGGTTTCTCCACCATTCGCACCATCACAAGGTGCTTCGGTAGCTGCCAAAGGGTCTAAAGTATTTTCGCTGGCCTGTTTTCGTTCATCAGGATAACCAGGTTTCATACCATGTTTGCGTTGTAGATAACCTGCCAATCCTTTTGCACGTTTTTTAGCAATTGCATCAGATTTTTTATATAAGTCAGAGAAACCTTTAGACATATCTTTACCTGGTTCCGCAGCATCACGATTTTTTCGAGCATTTTTGATACTGACTAATGATTTATCTCTATAAGATTTTAATGTAGTTTTTTTGAGTTCATCAATCTGCTCAATTTCTTCTTTATTCAGGTGTTTCTCTAAACGGTCAATAGCAGAAGTCATACCGCCAGAGTTCTTTTCAATATCTGAATGTTTTTTTTCTCTTGCAGCTGAATCGGCACGGAACTTTTGTAGAGTTGTCATCTTACCGAGGCGTTGAGTTTCTGCTTTATCAATTTCAGCAGATTTCATTTTACCTTCAGCAATAGCTTCGATTTCTTCTTTGAGTTTCTTGATACCAGCAATGAATTCATAATCATCCATTGTTAAAGTACCTTTGTTACGAATTGAAATTAATCTTTCGGTAATACGGTGTAGTTCCATATCATCTTTAACATCTTCACGAGCCAATTCTAACATACGAATCATGAGTGGAATGTCAAAGGTTAAAGTATCTTCTTTGTCAACTTCTTCAAGTTGTACTTCTTCAAACTGATGGTCACGTTTCCATTTAATAAATTGACCAGACTTTGCATGAGAAATTTTCATATCTTTAGTTGCATATTTTGGATTGATTCCTCTAGACATAAGGAACTTATCTAATAAAGCATCTTCATTTAGATGATCCACCTCTTCAAACTGATGGTCTTGTTTCCATTTTAAGAAAGCACTAGATTTTGCATGAGAGATTTTTGTATCTCTTGAAATAAATTTGGGATTGATACCTCTAGACATAAGATATTTACCCAAAGAACCATCTTCTGAGATATTAGCCTTAACCGACCAAGGATCCAATGGATCAACTCCAAATTTTCCTTTGGCTGGTTCAGGATTAATTTTGATAACGTCTTTTAATTTCTTAGACATATTATTTGACTTTAGTTTTAGATTGAATATCTTTAAATGCTGCACGAGCTAAATCTTTTGCACGACTCATTGGTGTATGAATTGCACCAGATTTATCTTTAATATTTTTTTCAATTTTTTCCCAACCTGGTGTACCAGCAATAGTAGCTTCATGAACTTCATGTGAACGTCTTGCTGGAGTATCTTGTGGTTGCATTTCTTTGGGAACATCAACTCCTGGTTTTTGTTCACCTTCTTTATCCAAAGGACGCACTCTCAATTTGTATGGTTTGAAAGAGTTTGATTTACCACCAGGTAAACGACCAGCTAATGTATCTGTTGTGATTGGTGCATCAGAAGGTTCATAAGCTTCTTTTTGTGCACCATAGTAAGCACCAAGAGCCATCTTCTTACGCTCAGCTGTTGATTTACCAGCAAACTTAGGATTATCTGAGTGAACAAAGTCATGAATCCAATCACCTGCAGAAGCATCTTTAGAAAGAACTTCGTTAATCATTTCATCAAGTTGTTCTTCGGTCAATTCAACTTCTTCTTTCAATGAAGAAAGATGTTTGTCTAAACTAGCAAAATTACCTGTGCTATTACCATGTGCTTTAGATGATTTTGAACCAGCTGGATAATGATTCCATTCACCATATCGGTTAATGGAAACTTCACCATGTGTTGGATGTTTCATTCCAGCACCGTAAGTGGTTCTCTTGAGATCCATACCATGTTTTTTGGCAATAGAATCAAGATTATCTTCATCTAAATGTTCAATTTCTTCTTTCCACTCATTACGAGCTTTGGCAAGGTTCTCGGGAGCAGAGATAGAATCTTTCTTAGGAGCTTTAACATCAGCAACAGTCAATGGTGTGTCACCTTTAGCTTTACGGAGATAAGCAGGCACATCAGACTTACGGACTGTTTCTAATAGTTTTTCAGTAAACTCACGACCTTCTTTAACTTTCTTTTTACCACGGAGAATTTTAAAGTCTTGAGCATCAACTTCACCATTATGATTGGCATCAATCTTATGTTGATTACCTTTGAGTTCTTCTTGAACTTCAACTTCTTCATTTTTAGTAGATTCACCAGTTCTTGAAAAATAAGCCTGTGTAGCAGGTTTCAAATAATTCTTAGAAATAGCAGGAGTTTTTCTATAAAGAGAAGAATCTTTTTCGATATCTTTTTTGGTAGGTTCTTTAATATCATCCACAGCCGACCTTGTTTGGTCTTTATGAGCTTTTGCAGAATTTCCGTAAGAAGAACCATACACTTTCATACCAGTTTTAGTAGGAACTTTTAATGAAGCCTCGGATAAATTTACCGACTCAGTAGCTGGTGCCATAGGTACTCGCTGACTGTCCGATTCTTGAGTAATATTTTTTTCCTCGACCTTAACTCCTAGTACTGAATTAACAGCATCAATCATGGCTTGGGTTATTTTAGATTTTTCAAACATTTTATTCTCCGGTTTTCTTCTTTTTCTTATTCACTACTTCGGTTGTTTTAACTTTGTCATCTGATGGAGTTACCATCGGTTCTTTATTTGATGCACCACTCAATGATCCACTTACACCCATATCACTAGCACCTGGATCATCAATAGCTTCTTTCCTAATTACTTTTCTAAACTTCTTAAAATCTGATGTTAGTGGATTTGGTGATCCACCTGAAGGCATTGCTGTACTGGCAGGACTATCATTACTATATTCTTCACTTTCACTATATGTTTGATTACCTAATCCAGCACCACCTGTTAATCCTGAACCATTGGTTCTTGTATTCCATTCAGAACCCAAACTAGAAGGTGTTATGATACGAGGAATACCTAAGGCTTTTTCGCCTCGTTTTAGTCTTTTTTCTTCGTCTTTGTCTTTACTGAAGTTGCTTTTTTCAGGTGTGGACGTGGCTTGGATGATTTTGGCTTCTGCGTAGACACCGGCGTTTTGGCCAAAGGTGTAGGTTTTACCGTTTGGGTTTTTTCTTGGGAAGGTGTTTCCTTTGATTTCGTCTCCGTTACTGGTTTCACCAGGTCGGTTGTCTGGAGGGATGTCGGTTGGTCCGTTTGGCCGTATATTTGAATCAACACGGACTTTAAGAAATCGGTTATACGTTTTAACATTTTTTTCTTCCTTGAAAAACAAATTGATATTCATTTTACTTCTACGATTCAACCATTCTTCGGCTGTTTCTCCAAAAGTGTTTGAATCTAAAAATTCCTTAGTGGATTCATATACTTCACTAATATCTTCTTCTTTACTATCTAGGTCACCTGTATTATCAAATTCAATAAAGGTTTTAAATGACTCGGTGAAATATTTAGTATTCCTTTGAGATTTGGTCCACTTATCTTGTCTAATAGATTCTACCATCATTCTAGATAATAATGAATTTCTCTCTTTGCTGGTTTCATTGGTGGTATTAACAAAAATCATCATGGTTTCGTAACCCAACTCTTCCAATTCTTCTTTGATGTAGGAGAGTCTATCGGTATCATCAGCAGGACCATTGATAATCAAAGGACCACGATTACGAATGCCTTCCCTACGGAAGTCTTTGGTTTGTTCGGATAATTTCTGTTTATCAGCCAAGTAGTCTTGTGCTTGTACAAAATTGAGTTCTACGATACGAGATTCTGCAATCGCTTCACGAATAATGATATCTTTACCTGAACCAGGTCCACCAGTAACAAAGATGGCACGGAACTTACCACGATTAACATTTTCATGTAAACCCATACCTTTACGAGTGTCATTCATTAACTCTTTAGCATGTTTATCCGATACATGACTTGGAACACCTTTACGAAACTCAGCAAAGTTTTTATTCTTTGCATGTTCTCTCATTTTAGTACCAGACATACCTTCAGAACCTTCAGAATCAGGATCTCTCTGGCCAGCAGAATGAACAGTAATTTTTTTGAAATGATATGGTACACGACCTTCTTTATTTGGTTTACCATTATATTTGTTTAGAGAATCTTTAAATTCTCTAACACGGTCAGAACCAACAACTACATGAAGATGTGTTACACCTTGATTATGTAATCTTTCCGCATGTTGAAAGATAGATGGATTTTCTTTTGTGGAAGATTCAATATTTGTGCCAGGTGAATATCTTCGTAAATGTTTTACTTTTTGTTCACCTGACAAAGGATTCTTTTTACCATCTTGTGAATGTGAAACAATAACGTGATGTGAACCACCAACTCTAGCCGCAACTTCCTTAACCTTATCAATCACTTTTAAATGACCCGTGGTTGGAGGATTCATGCGGCCAAAAGTCATCACGGCGTGTTTGCCGGCTTCTTTTTCTTCGACCAGTTCTAAAAAACTTTTCATATTTTAATGTGAGTATGCTGGAGTTACATTCCAGTTTGATGTATTGGATTTCAAAGCGTTACTGTTAGTTTTCGGTCTATAGTGTGCTAAAGCTGTATGTGAACCGTCTTTTTCAACCTTATGTAGCGTTACTGTGGCACCGTTTCTAGAAACTGCATATTTTGTTTTTTTACTATTAAATACTTTGTTTAATGGATGTTCACTTCCCGGTGTAACTGTTGCTTTAGTTTTTTGCTTAGTTTCACCTTTTACACTCACTTTAGACCAAGGCATTTTGGTTTTTGGCGTTAAATGATTCTTTAATAATTTACCAACCATTCTATGACCTTCGTCACCGACATTGTGTAATAAGTGGTGAATGTGGTCATGTAATTCTCTTGCTGTATCAGCATGAACCGGTCTTGCTAATTCACTTGCCTTTTTTTCAATAGAAGAATGACTGTCAACACCTTCTTTTTTTCTAGTTGAGTCAATTAGTCGTCCTCTTTCAGCTGCAGACTTATCGCCATGTCCCATTTCATTATGTACTTTTGTCAAACCTTCTCTAGCAACTTTTTCTGTTCCTAATTTTCTTGTGGGGTGATCCAATGTATTATCAAAGTGAATTGCTGGATTTTTTGTAGTGATTGTTTTTTGTTTTTCGGAAGATTTTAATGAAAAACCTTCATGATGTATTTCATGTCCTTCACCAAAAGACTCTTTCAAATGTCCCGGAACATAAGAACTGACACTAACATCCGATGGATTAGTTTGGTCATCATTATATTTTCCTTTAGTGAATTTACCAATATCACCATTCTTAGCTGTGTGGCCCACAGAAGCAATTCTAACATTTGGTCCATGCTTTTGTTTTAATGTTTCTAGTATAGCATCAGCTGCTACTTTTCCGTGATGTTCACGAACTTGAGCTTGAGTTTTTTGTCTTGGGTTTATTGCATATTTATTTTTAATATCATCAATTGCTTTTTTATGTGGAGCTATATCACTTTTATGTTCTTCTGATCCATAAGATCCGTGTTGTGCGTGCATATGGTGAATTAGGTGGACAATGGTTGAACGCTCTGTTAATTTTCCAGAAGCATCAGCAGGAAGTCCTTTTTCTTTTTTTTCTGCTTCATGTAATTCTTGTTCATCATCATCGTGGCCGGATTTTTCTAAATCTTTTTT